TGTATCACATCTACATCGAATCTCAAAAGAAAGCTGGCGGGGAAAGGCGCATATGCCAGATGCGTATTCACGAGAATGGCTTGCCCCTGACCCTTGTCAACAACTATAGTAAGGAAGGATCATTACACGCTGATACTGAGGTGCGTGACATTAAGCTTGTAGAAGAAGAATTACAAAAGATAAGCAGAATTTCTTATGCGGGAGCGTATGTATGTGTGCCGATGCACCCTTTAACAACAGAACTTACAAACATAGAAAAACTATCCCCAAAACTGGCAGGGTATCTGATAAAAAGATTTCAATCGATTGGACTAGAATTTTGAAAAAAGCAGGATATAGGTCACAGTTTGAGTTAAACATCGCTCGAACCTTAACAGAAAACTCTGTACCGTTTAAGTACGAAGAAGAACGGTTCCAGTACATACCCGAACCTCGACACTATACCCCAGACTTCTACCTAGAAAAATCCAAGATATATGTAGAAGCAAAAGGGCACTTGACTAAAGACGACAGAGTTAAGATGCTATTAGTTAAAAAGCAACACCCTAAATTGGATATACGTTTTGTTTTCTTGAGAGCATCGAATAAGATTTACAAGGGCAGCAAGACGACGTATTCTTCTTGGTGTGAACGACATAAATTTATATGGGCAGAAGGCTCTATTCCTACAGATTGGTATAAGTAATGGCTATTGATGATGAAGAACTCCAGAAGAATGTAGAGATGATGTCGCTTTTGCCCGACCGTTACTACATCATCTTGCGTTCAACGGCTGAGAATGAATTTACCTTGTCCGCCTACGACACAACAAACAAGACTTACGAAAACGATGAGGACTTCGATTCAGCAATGGTAATACAAGAAGGTGTCCTTGACATGGTTCGTATGCACACAGAAGAGTTATTCGATAGAGGTGTGGCTTCCATTGAGTTTCGCTTGGCTGCAGAAGAGATGATCGAAGAGGCCGGAGTAGAAGACCCTCGCATCACAAAGACTGTAGAAGGCAACGTAGTTAGAGTCAATTTTGGTACAGAACAATGAGGCTAGATGAATTTCAAATGAGAGCAGAGGATACTGCTATCTATCCAAACGAGTATTCTGTTGTTTACCCTGCATTGGGTTTGGCAGGAGAAGCTGGTGAGGTAGCAGATAAGGTAAAGAAGATTCTTCGTGACGGCGAACCTCATCTTTTCTACAAGGATGATATTGCAAAAGAACTAGGTGACGTGCTATGGTACGTTGCAATCTTGGCACGAGACTTGGGCTACAGCCTAGAAGAAGTGGCACAGATGAACCTAGACAAATTACATAACCGTAAACTTCGTAACGCTTTGCAGGGTAGCGGAGACAACCGGTGAGACACGAGGCATACATGAAGCACATGGAAGATGAAAATGAACAGGCTGGTAAGATGGCTTATGGGGGAGTAGATATTGTCAATAATCCGCCACACTATAATCAAGCAGGTATCGAGTGCATTGACGCAATCGAAGCGGCGTTGTCTCCCGAAGAATTACGAGGATACTACAAAGGTAACGTCCTCAAGTACACATGGCGAGAAAGATACAAAAACGGAGACGAAGACATCTCCAAAGCCCAATGGTACACAAACCGACTATTAACAATTAAAAACCGACGAGAGAAGGAATAGATAAATGAGCAATATGCTGCCTACACCATACCAACAATTCATTCACAAATCACGCTACGCACGTTGGATCGAAGACGAGCAGCGCAGGGAGAACTGGGATGAGACTGTATCCCGATATATTTCTTTTATGGATTCTTATGTGCATGACAAGCACGGTTATAAGCTGGACAGTTCACTAAAGAACGAACTAGAAGAGGCTATCCTCAACCTTCGTGTCATGCCTTCGATGAGGGCTATGATGACTGCCGGTGACGCCTTAGATCGTGACGCAGTGTGCGGCTATAATTGTAGCTACATTCCAGTAGACAGCCCTCGTGCGTTCGATGAGTGCATGTACATTTTAATGTGTGGTACAGGAGTCGGTTTCTCTGTAGAGCGAGAGAACGTAGATAAGCTACCTGTCGTATCTGACAACTTTAACACTTCGGATACTGTAATTAAAGTCGGTGACAGCAAGCCGGGATGGGCGAAAGCGTTACGCGAATTGATTGCGCTGCTATACGCAGGACAGGTTCCTTCGTGGGACATGTCTGGAGTTCGTGAAGCTGGTGCTCGTTTGAAGGTTATGGGCGGCAGAGCAAGTGGTCCGCAGCCCCTTGCAGACTTATTTAACTTTACTGTAGAAATTTTCAGGAAGGCAAAGGGCAGACGTTTGTTCCCTATTGAGTGTCACGATCTCATGTGTAAGATTGGGGAGATCGTTGTTGTAGGCGGTGTGCGCCGCTCTGCTTTGATTAGTCTGTCTAATCTGAATGACGATCAGATGGCACATGCTAAGTCTGGTATGTGGTGGGAGTCTGAGCCGCAACGTGCGCTTGCAAACAACTCAGTTTCTTACAAGACTAAGCCTGAGATGGGTACGTTCATGCGTGAGTGGCTTGCCCTGTACGACAGCAAGTCTGGTGAGCGTGGCATGTTCAACCGTGAAGCAGCCGACAAGCAGGTTGCTCGTAATGGACGGCGTGAAACAGGGCACATGTGGGGAACCAACCCTTGCTCAGAAATCATCCTGCGCGGGTATCAATTCTGCAACTTGTCTGAGGTTGTTGTTCGTGAAACCGACTCCCTTCAAGACCTCAAAGATAAGGTACGCTTGGCAACAATCTTGGGAACCTTGCAGTCTACCCTGACAGACTTTAAGTACCTTCGTAATATCTGGAAGAAGAATACAGAAGAAGAGCGTTTGCTTGGTGTATCTTTGACAGGTATCATGGATCATCCTGTTCTTTCAAAGAACGTTGATAGCAAGCGTTGGCTAGAAGAGATGCGGGAAACTGCTGTCGAAACAAACCGACGCATCGCAGAAGAGATCGGTATTCCTGTCAGTGCAGCAATTACCTGTGTCAAGCCGTCAGGAACTGTTTCGCAGCTTACAGACTCAGCTAGTGGCATCCACGCACGACACAACGATTACTTTATTCGTACTGTTCGCGGTGATAATAAAGACCCCTTGACACAGTTCTTGATTGAATCTGGGGTACACAACGAACGTGACATGATGAAGCCGGACTCTACGACAGTCTTCTCGTTCCCGATGAAGTCGCCGGATGGTGCGGTAACACGGACGCAGATGACAGCCATTGAGCAGCTAGAATTGTGGAAGACCTATGCCTTGCATTGGTGTGAACACAAACCATCTGTTACAATCACGGTCAAAGAAAACGAGTGGATGGAAGTTGGTGCGTGGGTTTACGAAAACTTTGACGTAGCTTCTGGTGTCTCGTTCCTTCCTCATAGCGATCATACCTACCAACAGGCTCCGTACCAAGATATCGACAGAGACGAATACTTGGAGTGGAAAGCAACGTACGATAACGTTGTCATCGACTGGGAGAAGCTGACAGACTTTGAGAAGGAAGACAATACTAGCGGCTCACGCGAGTTAGCTTGTACTGCTGGTGTCTGCGAAGTAGTGGACTTGAACGCAGCATGAGCAAGTTGGTTTGGAAGCGGGGTGATGGTTGGGTTCAATACAACCCACCTCGCAGCCATCCCAGCTATGAAGAATGGCAGAAGCTAAAAGAGAAAGAAGCTAAAGAAGGAGAAGGCAAGTGAATTGCTGGCACTGTAGAGGCGAAATGATTTGGAATAGTGATGTTGACTTAGACGACAATTCATTCTATTCTATGATCACGTTTTTGGAATGCAAAGAGTGTGGATCAGAAGCAGAGTTCTGGCTACCTAGAGAGAAAGAGAATGATACAAATCAAGATAACGCCTGATATACTTGCTCGTGCCAAAAAGAAAGCTGCCTCTGTAGGTAATCTACAGGGCAGCATCACTGGCAGTCTTAGTAATGTTGTTGGAGCAATCGGAGAAATAATCGTAGAAGACTACGCTGGTGGCGAACCTGTCAACAGCAAGGACTTTGATCTCTTGGTACAAAACCGACGTGTAGACGTGAAGACCAAGCGGTGCAACACCACGCCATCACCAAACTACGACTGTTCTGTAGCTGCACACGGATCGAAGCAAGACTGCGACAGCTACGTGTTCGTTCGTATTCTCACAGACCATAGCAAGGCTTGGATCTTGGGAGAGATTCCAAAGGAAACGTTCTACGAAAAGGCTACACGATATAACAGAGGGGATGTCGATCCGACTAACGGTTTCACATTTAGAGCCGACTGTTACAACCTAGCAATACAAGAACTAGAGAACGTCAATGGCAAAACAGCACAAAGCTAATCTGTTTCAATTCACAGTATATTTAAAACAAGACGGCAACGTAGAGATAAACATGGATGGTGTCCAGCCGGAGCAGCTAGAAGCTGTAATAAATACAGGGATGCCAGAGTATGATGGTGCACACTCTATAGCATCCCTGCTTCGGTATATTAGGTCGATGGGGAACGAGATGTTGGATAAATCTAGAAACTACATCTAAATCTATTTGTGTACTTTTTGTACCTCAAACCTAGCACGAGTTGAAGACCCCTTATGCCGCTTATAGCCGGTTGAGGGGTTTTTCATTAGGCGGTAGCTACCGTCCTTCTGTTTCATCCAGTGATAGCCCTTCGGAGCACTGACGTACTTAGTAGCCACAACTATTTGCCCTTCTTTGCGCCAGCAATCTTGTCGGCGTAAGTTATCTTGTCGTATGGCGCAGCAAGTGCTGCAAAGGCTTTACCGCCTTCAGCCATCGGGGTGCGTTGCTGGGCAGTTGGCATAGGTGCGGCTGGCATCATTGGAGATGTCATAGGCATTGTCGTTGCACTCTGTTGCATTGCGTTGTTCTTCTTAGGAGCGGCGGTTCCACCCATCTGCATCTTCTTGGCTTTGCCGCCGTACATCATCGGTTTGCGTGGCATACCGCCATACATCATAGCCTTGCGTTGTCCATTGTTATACTGTTTCATAGCTTGTGATCCTTATTTAAAAATTGATGGTACAGGAACGAAGGATTTACCTTCGACAATATCTTCTCTGCGTCTGGTTACTTCTGGGAATACAGGTATTTTGACACCGGGACCAACGAGGGCATCTCGTGCTGTTCTAGGTATGCCTGATGTTAAGTCTGGATATAAGGTGAATGCTCTGCCGTACTTATCCTTCATTGTAACTGGCTCTGGCTTGCCTATCTCATTCACAGTTTTAGCGTAAGATGCAACCAACGCATTGTAGAAATAGGTTTCCCGATCTGGAGTCAACGGCTTGCCTGTCCGAACCATCTCAAGGAACATTTCGCCCAACTCTGGGTCAGACAAAACCGACCTGATCATGTTGAACTTGTTGTTACGGAACTGTTGAAGAACAGCTTCTGTACCAACGTACCGTGCGCTAATCACTCCGCGATTGATTGCGTAGAAGCGACTGATAAACGACTCGACGCTGAATGAGCGTGGTGCACCAGTGATTTCAAACTCACGCATACGGAAGTCAGCAGCACGATCTGCCATTAGCTTAGATGTTGCATCCCAGACTTTGTAACGCTTTTCACCGATGAGTTCTTTTACAACCTTCGCCTTTTCAGCATCGTTGGTGCCAAGCATGTTTTGCATAACGCCCAAGTCGATAACCTGTTCGTCGATTGTTGTTCCTTTTGCATCGGTGATGATGTTCTTGCCTGTTCTTTTAAAGGCAGTATTCTGCAAAGAATCGATGTATACATCAGCAAGAATGGTAGTTACCTGCTCGTCGGTAAAGCCACCTACGTCTTTCAACTCACGTTTAATCAGGTTTAGCTGATCAACTCCGCCAGAAACCAACCGGTCACCAATCTGATCCATTGACAGCTTTGTTGGGCTGTAGTTCTGTAAGATTTGAATAGCCAGTTCTTTTTGCTTCTTGGCTTTCTTAGCTGGCTCTAAAGTCTTATCTAGCTGAGTTTGGATATCAGATGTTACACGTGCAACCGTTCTATCGTAAACGTCATCGCCAACAGACTTTCTTGAAAAGCCAATGGTATCATCAACCAATGAGCCTACATCTAACATAGACTTAACCTGACCATCTGCGCCACGCATAACAAATACTTGATCTAGGTTATTCATCTGACGAGCGAGTTCGTCTGGCTTTACTTTGCCTTTCAAGCTAACGATGTAATCGGCTATAGCGGTCTTTACTGTTGCAGCAACCGCTCCGGTCATCTTGTCGCCTTCAATAAAGGTAAACATAGGTAAACCGCTCTGTGGATCGACGATCTCTTGTCCTAATGTGCGTTGGATAGAATCGAATAAGCTTTTACCCCCGACGTTCGGGTCCATGTTTGCAATGGCTTTGATGTTAAGCCACTCGCGAGGATTCTGTGCGCCATAGCGAACACCTAATGGGTTGTTTACAGATACGTCAACAACCGACCTGTTGCCCCACGACATCCAAGATGGAACGACAGCCTTTTCGTTTGTATCGTACCAGCGAGACTTGAACCTTGACCAGTCGCGATTGGCTTCTTGTAAGGCTGCACCAACAGGCATAACTGTGTCGTTGCCTACGTCATTCTTTACAACTACGCCCAGCGTGTCGATAGGTGTGCGAGTTCCGTCTGCAGCCACCATCTCAAACTGGTTAAATTTACCTTCTACGATATTCTCTAGATTCTGGAACAAAGCAGCACGTTCAGTGTTACCGCCCTTACGAGCAGCAAACTGGATGTGACGTAGGGACTTGTCTAAGTTGCGTAACTGAGTAAAGGACATTTCGAAGATATCAAGAGAACTATCGTTTTCCTGTGCAATCTCGCGCAAGTATTGTACGACTTGAGTTTGATCGCTAACGCCCTTGCGGAATTGCTTACCTTGACCTTCTAGAGTAGCCTTCATGTCAGTAACAACTTGCTTGATTGTCTTGTCGGTTCCTTCAGCTAACGAGGCAAAGAATGGCTCAGATAGAGTCTGAAAAGTCTGATCGAGGACAACGATCTGACCTGCTGACATATCCGCACCACGTAGCTTGCCTACAGGTATATCAGGCTGTCCTAAGAAAATAGCATCAAATACATCGCTAACATCGACCGACACGTTGCCTGTGATTGCGGCACCGGAGCCGTCAACAAACTGCCCATTGTCTAGTACGCCGTACAGACGTTGCGCTTTTGCTTTGTCTGCTGCGTGTCCGCTTTCTAGAAGCGCAGCCATCAAATCACCCGGACTATCAAAATTGGGGATGCTTGCTGTTGTGCGCTGTCCTGCTGCAACTACACCCTTCGGTCCGACTGCGCCTTCTACGACTGCAGCGGCACCCGCTTGTGTAGATAGCTTCGAGCGTACGTCATCAGCGTGTTTTGTTACTACATCAGAAACCTTGTCGCGTGTGTCGTTTGCAATCTGATTAAACTCAGGACGAGGCAAGTCTGCGGCATTGACTAGGTTCTGTTCTTGCAAGCGATTCATAGCATCGTCAAAGTTCCGCACAGTATCTGGACCAGTTTGCTGACCATACGCCATGCTGTTACCGTCAATAGAATCTAGGTAGTATTGTACGCCGCGCTTATCCACCACGCTAATGTCTGCAGATAGCTGATCTATAGATTCTTGACCACGCTCAATTGCAGCATTGACGATACGGAAGAAATCACCCTTTGGAGTATCACCGATGCCGCCTTCGATACTTTGCAAGACACCACGAAGTTCCGCAACCATCTGCTTCTGTAGGTTTAGGTTTGCTTCCAAGTCGTTTACGTCAAAGTTTCTGATCTGTTTAACGCTGAGTTGGCTACGAGTAATGTCTTCAAGAGACTTGAGAGTTGCCAAGCCACTGAGGTTAGCAAAACCTGTGTCGAGCAGACGAGGGTTCAAGCCTTCAGCAACCAACACGTCGTACACTTCGTCGAGGTACTTGGCACGTTCGATGATGCCAGCTTGCATCTCAGGAGAGAAGTTGGTGATGTTTTCTGTGAGGAACTTGAGATAGGCTTTCTTTCCGCCAAACTTCTGACCCATAGCAGACCGCTGCAACGCCTTGAATGCGGCTGGTACGTTACCTTGAACGAGGTTGATGATCAAGCCACTACCTAAACCGACGAGTTCACCCATCATCGGGTCGCCTGTTACACCGTATGTTTCATCACGCTGCTGGAAGAAATGTCCCGCTGTACCTGCGCCAACAACCATGTACTTGTCTGCAGTGGCAATGTCACGCATAAACTTAGGCGTACCGCTCTTGCGTTCGATTGAGGCAAGGTCATAGATAGCCTTGTTGATGTCAGCGTCGAAAGCGTTTAGCTTAACAGTATCAGCGGCATCCGGTGTTCCGCCGCGTTTCTTAACACCAGAATAGTATGCGTCACGTCGGTTTCGCAAATTGGTGAGATACTTAGTTTGCTGAACTACCTCTGCGCGGCTTCCTACAGCCCTAGCAGCATCTTCAAGCTGCAAGCCCTTGCTGATCTTGCTACCGACGCTGTTCTGCTTCATCTTCTGCAACCAAGAAGGTTCCGCACCATTATCGATGCCGGAACGCATCTGCAGATAGCTGTCACGGATTTCATCAAAAGAACGAGTAGTTCCTCTTTCAATTTCTTTGGCATAAAAATCTTTAAAATCTAAGAGTTCTTTTTTAGAACGGAAAGCAGTCAGTGCACCTGCACCCTTGCTAGGCAACACAATTTCACCAGCTACCTTAGTCAAGCGAGGAGCGAGTCCTGTCAAGGTCGCAATGTATTCTTCTACGACAGGTAGGGATACCTTTGTGCCGCGCTGTGCCATCGTTGCAATCATCTTGTGAGCAAGAGGTTGCCATAAGGTATCCATGATAGCTTGCCGACGAGAACTTTCGCGGATATCAAAGTACCCTTGATCTGTATCTTCGAAATTCAAAGTCAAGTTATCTGCTGCGTCGATTAACTCGCCAACGCCCCACAAGCCCATCTGAATCGGAAACTTGATAGCGTTCTCGCCTATACCGCTTGCGATCTTTTCCATATCGCCCATTCCGGGAGCCGAAACAGCATAGTTAATTATGTCTGCGCGAGTACGAGCATTTTCGACACCGGCTTTAATCAAGCGTTTGTTTAGTAGATCAGCGAATAGAGGTTTGCCAACATCGGGGTCGATGAAGTTTAAAGAGGTCAGCATAGATGCTTCACGATAATTTTGAATATCTTCCTCTGTCATATCCTTTGCAAGAACTTGTCGCAACTCAGTTACTGGAACAGGTTTGCCGCCCTCAAAGCTGACTTCTCCGGTGACTTCATTCCAAGTCAGTTTCTGATCAGGGTCAGGAAGACGAGTCTGTTCGTATACTAGGTTATCCCACGGGACGTTAAACTCTTCACCTTCGTCATCGATAATAACAGTGGCTCCCATGCGATTAGCCACATCTAAGCGAGTAGAGTAATCCATGCTCTGTGGAAAAACCAACTCTTCGCCCTGTGCATTGCGAACACCCATAGCCTTTTCAAAGTTAGACACGATCTTAGGATTGTCAAAGTTCATGACATTCTGTAGCGTAATCTCTGGGCTAATCTTACGTGGGTCAGCAATACGAGGAGTTACATCTTGCTTGAGTGCGATTCCCATAGACCCAACGACAGGAAGGTCGAGGGGAGTAGTCGTCACGTCAAACTTAGGAACTTGGAACCCGCCTACAACCTCTTTTTCCAACGAAGGAAACCTGTCTACAGGTGCCGGACGCGGTGTGCCGCCGCCCAGTTCTGTGACAGGTTTGATAGTGGGAGAGCCGGACTGACCGACTCCCATGCTTTTTAAAACTTGTTGCTGATCTGCAGAGAGTTTTGCCATCTGGTCTTCAATAGGACTAGCCATTGTATTCCTTACTATGGTGTTAGGATTCGTGCAACTCCAGTAGCACCTAGAGCGGCTGTAGCTTCTTCGATGGTTGTGTAGGTATCGCCAAACTTACCTTGTGCAGCGTTGATCTTTTCAAGCTTTTCTGCATCCGTCATAGCTGCTGCGGCTACGTCATCCTTCGTCGGTTGTCCGCTTCCGCCGGGTTGTTCTAGCATGTCGGTTACGTCGTCTATGTTAATCTTTGTGCCGACGTTCCCCATAGAAAGTTCCTGCAGCTTCAAAGCAGCGTAGGCTCGTTGTCCGCCATCACCAACTGCACGAGAATGCTGTTCGATGCTTACCAACATTTCTTTTGCTGCAGTCAAAATCTCTACTTCAGTAGAGGCTTGACCAAAAAAGCTGTCCATCTTCAAGGC